TGATCTGACCACCCCGGCCTTTGGCCGGTGGTGGTTTTTTCATACCATTTTCGCCGTTTCCCGGTGGTGGGCGGTAAACAGAACCGGGGAAAATCGTGGTTCCTAACCCACGGTAAAAAAGGATTTTGGAGGTAACAACAATGACTAAAGAAAAGCTGTTGGAATGGGGCCTGACTGAAGAACAGGCCACAAAGGTTATGGAGGGCCTGAACGGTTCCTTCGTCACCAAGGCCCGGTTCAATGAGGTCAACACCGAACTGACCGCCGCCAAGAACACCATCAAAGAGCGTGACACCCAGCTTGAAACGCTGAAGAAGGCTTCTGGTGACACCAAGGCCCTTCAGGATCAGATCACCCAGCTTCAGGCCGATAATAAGAAGAAGGACGATGATCACGCCGCTGAACTGAAGAATCTGAAAATCAGCAATGCGGTTGAACTGGCCCTGACCGGCGCAAAGGCCAAGAACAACACCGCTGTCAAGGCGCTGTTGGCTGACTTTATCGGCAAGGCTGAATTGGCGGAGGATGGAACCGTCAAGGGCCTTGATGATGAAGTCAAGAAGCTGGTGGAAGGCAAGGACACGGCTTTTCTTTTTGAGAAGTCCACCGGCACCAAGTTCAAGGGAGCCAAATCCGCTGAAAAGGGTGATGGCGCTGAAGGCGGCATGACCCTTGAAAAGCTGAAGGCCATGAACCCCTTGGATCGCTACAACTATTCCGTCAACCATCCTGACGAATACAAAGAACTTTATGGAGGTAATGAGTAATGGCAAACACTTGCTACGATAACTTTTTCCTGTCCAACGAAATTGAAGATCAGTACCAGAGCCACCTTGATCTTCAGCAGTTTTGCACCGTGGACAACAACCTGACCGGCGTTGCTGGTATGGTTCGCAAGATTCACAAGTACAAGGCCACCGATGGCACCGAAAAGCTGGCTATGGGTGCTGGCAACACCAAGACCATTGAAGCCGGTTACACCGAAAAGGAATACCGGATTCAGATGGCGCAGAACCGTTTCCAGTATTATGACGAGGAAGCCATGACCGATCCGATGGTCATTACCACCGGCACCCGTCACGCTGGTACGGATATGTTCAACACCGTGAACGCCGACATTTTTGGAGCCTTCCACGAGGCTACTTTGACGGTGGTCAGCACCACAATGGATTTCAACACCTTCGTGGACGCTTCCGCTATGCTGAATCTGGAAAACCTTGAAGGTGTTTCTATCTTCGGCTTTGTCAATGCCACCGATGTTGCCAAACTTCGCAAGGCGTTGAAGGAAGATCTGAAGTATGTGGAAGGTTTCTCCAAGTCTGGCTATGTTGGTACTGTGGCGGGTATCAACCTTTATACCAAGAAGAACGCCGAAACCGGCAAAGTGGTAATTGCCACCAAGGAAGCTGTTACCCTGTTCAATAAGAAGGGTACGGAAGTGGAACAGGAGCGTGAAGGCAATATCCGCCGCAACACGGTTTATTCCCGTAAGTATTACCTTGCGGCCATGACCAATGAAGCCAAGGCGGTGAAGATTATCACCGGTTCCGCCGCTGTCACTACTGACACCACGGTTTCCAGCGATAAGACCTATTACGCCGCTTCCGGTATCGGCTATGTGAAGGTCACGCCCGCTTCCGGTGACAACCCCAAGACCAAGGGTTGGTACGAAATCACGGCGGCGTAAGGAAGGCGGTGAACCCCGTTGCGTGATAAAGCGGTTGCAATGCTAACGGCCCTTGGCGTGGCGGGGGCCGCTGATGATCCGCTGTTGGATATTGCCTTGAACAATGTTCAATGGCGGATCAAAAACCTTTCCAACCTTTCCGAAATCCCGGAGGGGTTGGAAAGCCTGGCCGTTTCTATGGCCGTGGGCGAATACCTGAACATGAAGAAGTGTTCTGGACAGCTTGAAGGGTTTGA